GTAATTTTGGTTCGAACTTCTTAGCTGACTGCCAATCGTCGCTCTTTCTTAAACCTTGAGCGAATTCAACGATTGGATCTTTTTCTCCAAAAGAAGTCGGAGAAATCATTGTCTTGTTGTTGATACCGTAGTGGAAAAATAATTCCTTGAATGGGTTCGATTTGTTGTACGCGGATGGCACAATACGAACTAAGTGTTTACCTACAGTAGGTTTCCAGATTGTTAAACTGAAGTCCTTTTTCTGTCCGCCTCTTGGATTTTGTAGGGAAGCGAGCCTAGATTTTAATTGGGAAATATCCATAACTGTTGTTTATTTATATAACTAATATACTAAAAAAATTCGAAAGAAAAAAATTTATTCTTCAGTGAGCTAAACAGCAACTATCTTGTGGATAGAGGTGTTAAGCCTTCTTAAATCGTCGCCTTGTGTCAATAAGATAGAGTTCCTATAGTCAGGCCAATTCACCATAAATTTATTATCCAATACTCCGTTATTCAGGCTCTTAATTAAAGTATTAAGTGCATTAATCGTGTAAAGTGTGTTGGATTCTTTCTTTCTGTGCAATAGGATAGTATTTGGAAGGATCTTTGTATTAGGGCCTTCTATCTCGATATTGTAGGTGCACATGTACTCGTCAGACTCTGGGGAAGCCAATACGAATATTTTATTATAAAGTATTTTGTATTCTTTATTTATTTCTTGTAACCTTTCGTCTAGGGCATCTTTTTTGGCGAAGGTACAAAATAGCTTGTTCATAAGCGATTCCTGTGTTAATTCTATTGTGTTTGTTTCTGTCATAACCTTTATTTAATAAATATTTGTAATTAGTTTAGAATGCATAATTAGTCCCATGTTTGTGTTTTACCTTCATTTCTCCTGTTTCCAATATGGTTTTGATCTGCTCTAGGGTCTTTTTTCCGTCCTTTTTAGAAAAATCGAATAGGAACGAATCGTAAGTGATCAAAATTAGTTTGGTCTTGGTCTCTGCCGTTTTAAGGTATTTCTGAATCTCTTGTATCTTATAAATGTTTTCTGAGGTTTCCATATTTTGTACCACGTAGTTAAACAGTTTATACTTTGTCATGGAGTCTTCTGGTCTTATAACTCTGCCTGTATGAAGCTTATAGCCTTTTTGAGTTTTATAAGCCTTCCAAACTTCTTCTGTAAACTCTTCCATTTTAGCAAAGAATGGAATGTGTTTGTACTTTTTATCTACTCCGCCGTAAAGCTGTTTAAACGTAATAGTTTTTGATTCTCTATATTCATCCTCTGTTAATCGCTCTTTGTTAAAATACTGTTTTCCCAAATACTCGTGAAAAGATTCTTTTGGACACTCGAAATTTATCAATCTGGCTATTAACCTCAAGTGATACGCGTCGAAGTCGAACTCTACAAGAAAGTCATTGCTGGGTAAAAAACAGCTTCTAAAATCGTTCTCTTTAGGAATGGCCAAGAAATTAATGCCATTGAAGGAGTTCGTTGGTCTTCCTGTTAAATTGTATAAGTTGTAACACGAATACATCTTGTCCCCTTTAATAGAGTAGCTCTGATCGTGAATCTGGTACTTATCTATTAAGCACTTTACGTCGACTTTTATTGGATTCTCCTCGACTGATTTATACGCGCTAATGAAGTCCTCTTGCGTTTGTATGTCTGTTTCTAGATCGAAGTAGCCTTTAACGTAATCGTACAAGCACTGACATCTTTGGTAGTGTTTGGAAATGGGAACGATCTCATTTATTATGGGAAGGTGCCCATATCGAGAATAAAAATCGTGGTGTAAGTTAGTATCGCAGTCGAACTGGTTGAATTCGTTGGTTTGATCCAAGTTAACGAAATGTAAGTCTATAGCGTTTGGTAGATCAAAGAAGTAAGAATGAAACTTCTTGTCCAATAAATAAACTTTCTTGTGTAATTTAAGAAAAGAGTGAATCTCTTCGAAATCTAAACTAAACGACTCTGAGTGTTTGAATGGAAATATGTAGCCTTTTTCACCGTCGTTGTAATACAGTAAACTTGGGTAAGTTAATTTTGGGTGAATTCTGTCATTGCCCGTTACGAGTTGTACGAAGCACTCGTCTTTCGCACTCAGCTTTTTAAACTGATCTAGATTCTCTACAATGAAATACATAACCTTTAATTTGAACTAAATATAACCAATCTAATTGATTGTATTCAATTAATCTACGAAGTGGGTTTTGCAAACTTAGTATAATCACCACCTATAAAAACAATTATTCCAACAAAGTTCGGCTCAGTAGCTTCCGTCAATCTTTTATTCGTGTCTATAATTCCTGCTCTAATATCGTACTGGGATAGTCTTTGAGTATTTAGAGGTCCAGTTATTTTCCAAAGTATGCTTGTCACTTGATAGAAAGAAACATCGTATCTAACTTCGCCGTTAGTGAAAGCTACGTATTCGGCAGGAGAAATTTCTACTACGTACCCAGATTGATTTATTTTTTTGGCGAAGTATCTTGTGATGTACCCTTTTTGGTAATCTGAATCTATGGGTTGAGGGTAATATGCAGTGGGTTGTAAGTTCGTTAAGTTTAATTCTAATTCTTTTTCAGCCACTTGAAAAGCCTCTAAAAATGTATTTGGTAATTTGTTGCCTATAATAGAATTAGCTACAGTCTTTTTTCTAATCGGTTGTAAAAGCATATTGCTGCCATGAACTGGATCTACTCCAGTATAGGCATCGCCGTTATTATCGTAATAAAAATCGCCATAATAAGGTTTATCATTCAAAAGAAAATCTGATCCTTTTGTAATTTGATTGTTCTTAGTAGCGAAAGATGGATAGTATCTTATCATAATATTTTACCGTTTGAATCTATATAAGTAGATATTACTCCTGTTTCTAGCGCTATATGTAAATGTGGATCCCATGAATAATCAGGTCTTGGAGGCTGTCCTACATAGCCAAGTAACTCTCCTTTTTTAACAGACTGACCCTCTTTTACTACCACTGAATCTAAGTGTGTATAAAAAGAGTTGTTAGTTCTCGCATTTAAAGTGAATCTGTATCCCCAAATATAAGGCACTGATTCGTAGAAATTTACTTTTGAAATATTGCCATCAAATATTGCGTATACTGGAGTATTTGCACTGGTAAATAAGTCCCACGCATTTTCACTTTGCCATTGACCTTGTTGAGAGGCCTCTCTAGCTCCGTGTGCTTTTTGTTTTATAGAGTCGCCTAAACTTACAGAAGATCCAAAAATAAATTGAGAAGTTGCGTTTGCATTTTTTGGGCTTAATCCTGTACCTCTAGGGACATTACTATTTTGAATAACGGAAGTCACTATTGGTTTTGCAGTAGAATAAATAGTTCTTGTTTTATCCGCGTCATAATCATTTACATTATTTCTTAAATAAGACATGTTCGTTCTCAAAGAAGTTGTCCATTGATTGTTTTCTATGGTATGAGTAAGACCAACTATTGCAAATCCTATACTAGTAAAAGGATTTCCTTCTTTTAGTTTAGTATAATTGTAAGGTAAAAAACTATCTCCTATTGTAAATAACTGAGTCATTTGAAGACCTGATATTCCGTCCAAACTAATATTCAAAGAAACAGGTATCATTGCAGAAGCTCTCGTAGCAAGTTCTTTATTTTTTAATATACTCATTTTTTGAATATAGTAATTAGTAGCAAAGCTTATTTTACTTTCATCATAAGAATCAGCGTATTTATATATCGATTTAATGTACTCGTCAAACATTTTTGCTTCATTAACTATTGCAGTATTCTTGATAGAATTCTGTTGTTTTTTATCCATGTATATGTCCGTAGCTATAGAAATAAATCTGTCTTGAAAATCGGTATTAACGAACCCAAAAGAACTAGCGTCTCTAGAAAGACCAACTTGCCTACTTGGATCAGAGTTTGCCGATATAGCTATCATACTGCCCAATTTACTACTTATGTCTGTTCTTAATTCTATAGATTTAGCTATAGATTTTTTTCCAAATATGGGAAGTTCTGATATATTTGCGTTTTGAGCAGTTAATTGAATTTCTCCGTCTGCCACTTTTGTTTGTTGATCGTCTACTATAACGAATGCATTAGAAGAATCGTGATAAGATAATCTTAATATATTAAAATTACCCAAAGATTTATTCATATCGACTAAGATCTGCTCCAAAAATTGTTTTAGATACACTGAGTTAGTTCCATCTCTATAACTGAATTCTGCGACTAACTTTGTTGCGTAGTTTATATTCACTAGAACATTCATTAATCTGCCTTGATATGAACTTCCATTTACTGTTTTAAATTCAGGTATTTTTCCTGAAATACGATCATCATCTTGAGGTACGAATATGTTTATTTGCGCTGAATCTTTTGTTTGATCTGTTGTTTTAATTAGTGTTTTTTTGTCATGAGTTAAAACGTTTTGATCAAAAAGATCTTGATAGCTTTCATTTGTGCCTTGATATCCAATCAAAAATTTTGTTATGTCTGTGGAAAGTTGTTTTGCATTCGTCAAACAAAAATTAGTATTTGTATTATAGTCCACATAGACTATAGGAGTCAATTGACTTTTTGATGTGCCATCATAAACTAAACAAATATGATTAATCATCATTAGTAAAAGTCCAAAAGGAATATATACTGGATGATTAAGATCTATACTTCCTTCATTTATTCTAGATTTTATATCTTGCGGTAAAATATATGCATTAAAAAGAGTGTGATCCTCTGCATTAACGCTTTCGTATCTTACTAAAGGCGTACTGGCAACATCAGAAATACCTGCGATAAAATTATGATTGAATCCAAAAGCAGCGTTAATCAAAAATTGTTCTTCTTGATTTTGATTCGTATAATTTTTATTTAGATTTTGCAATTTTGATTTATCAGTACCTGCAGCGGCTTTAGCCGATTCTAATTCTTTTACTTTATCCAATAATTTTTGAATCTTGCCTTCAAATATGCCTTCTGTAAATAGCTCATCAATAAAACGAACTTTTGTTTCAGTATCAATGTCAGTTAAATTGTATTTTATAACGTCAGAAAATGACTTACTTTGAGCATAGTTAAAAGATTCCAATTGAATTATTTTAAGCATTATTTCTAAAGCCGACTGATAATTTGTAGCGTCTTCTGTTTGTTTTGTTGCTGCTTCTGAATTTTGTTTACTTAAATCTTGTTCTGTCTGTTTAAAGTTTTCCGCTGTTTGTTTTTGTATTTCTAGAATTTTAGCATTATTATCATTAATTGATTTTTGAAGCGCGCCAGAATTAGTATATTGGAAACCAGATTTGTACGATATGTCTTTTATTAAAGAAATGTCTTGTATCTGTAATTTTACAGACGGATTATCTACTAAAGATAATAGTATATTTACTCGATCTTTTTTACTAATTGCGTCTGCGTTATCAATGTAATATATTCCAACTACATTAAAAGATAAGTTTGATAATTTAAGAGCATTCGCTGCATTACGAGAATTTTCAACAGTGCTATTGTTAGCATTACTAGAAAAAAATATATCGTATATCCTAGAACCTTCTTGATTTAGTCCTATATAAGATTTTGTACCTCCATTAAAATATAGATAGTCGAAAAAATTATTGGCTAAATAAATTGTAGTACCACCCTTTTCTCTTTCTCTTGTATTATAATCCGATATCTCGTTGGAAAAAATTGATTCGATTCTGTCTTTATCTAAAGTTACTATAGTATTAGCGCCTTGAGCTCCATCTAGATACTTATCTATTTTTTGACCTGTTGAGTTATATGGTATAAAAACAACATCTTTATTTGTAGAAACAGAAATACCTACAGACTCTCTACCCGAAGAATCAGGTATAGAGTGTTTAGTAGGGTATATTAAGTTGCCATTTTCGTCATCGCCTGTCCAACTTCCATCTGGAACATATTTGAGTAATAATAGAGTTAATGGATCGTTAGTTATTTTTGCTAGAGCTTCGTTTGCTTTGTTTATTGAATCATGATATGCTTTTGTCTGATCTTGAAGTCTTAGATTTTTTTGCTTTTCTGCGTCAGCCAATTTTTTTTGATATTCCGAATTATAGGTATTTTTTACTTTTCTAACGTATAATGCAGGAAGCGCAGAAGAATGATTAATTTTAATACTATCTCCCAAAGATCCTAAAGCCTGTATTTTTAATGTACAATCGTAACCGCCTTCTTGATTGAACGTGAAATTAAAGTTAGTTACCAATCCCAACATTCCATCGTAATTGCCTTCTGATTGTCTAACGTTATTTTGTATTTGTGAATTAATTTCTTCTTTAGAATTACGCGTCTTAGAGAATGGATCTATTTGCGAATCTTCTCCTTTAGATAGCGCGGATTCTCCTGTTTTGTAATAGAATGTATTGCCCCACTCCAAAAGCATAGTATAACCCAATTTAAAGTACAGCGCATCTATTACGTCCAATTGATCTTTGTCCCAAACTTTAAAATTTATATTAGCGCCTCTTATAGAACCTAAAGAGCCTTGAGTATCTATTTGAACT